TACCTTGACATCGAGCAACACCGACGCCCATAGAAGCACCCCGATCGCACCGTTGAGCCAGATGAGGAACACGGCGAAATTGTGTGCCGTTTGGTCGCCGGATACGAGCCAGCGCGCGAGAATCACAACGAACAGGATGCTTGCGAGAACTCCGAACAGACGTTTGATCATGCTGACTCCATGGTTTTGATGAGGTTGCGAAGGGTGAGCATCGGCAGAAGCACCTGCTTCGCCGATTGGTAGATGTCGTGTCGGTCAGCCGCCGGCGCGCGCTGGCTATTCCAGACCTTGTGACCGCATTCCTTGTTGCGCATGCTGGTGCTGATCGCCGCGCGCATCTCAGCCGTCAGCGCGCCGCGGTGCGAAAGGTCATCCATGACGGTGTCGACCTGCGCAGCAAGCTGGTCGTCGACCCAGTCATAGGCCTCTTCGGTCAATTCATCCGCACCGGCCGGCGTCTCATAGCCGCGGCACGTCCGGTCTTCGGGGCGGTAGTAATGCGCGAGCAGCTCGGCATTCGATTGGCAGATCTGCCACCGGTACCAGTTGAGGAGCAGCTCTTCGATTTGTTGGCTTTGGTCCAGCGTCATGTTCACCCCGTCAAAGTATTTCTTGCAGCGCGGCATTTCGTAGATGTCCGTCGATGCCTTCTGGACTCCGCTGCTGCATACATATTTCCGTGTTCCAGACCATCGGCTGGTTTGCAACTCTTCGCAGCCGAGGCAGGTTTCGTTCTGTTTTTCCTCAAGCACAATCGCCGGATCGCGCGCGTCGCGCCAGTACGCCCTCATACACAGCCCACCGATGCACGGTACTTCGCGTAGGGCGCGCGAACGTGTTGCAGGAACTTGGCTTTGGCCGTCGCATCGTGATCGAGCAGCGCGCGGCTGCTGACACCACACACAGCCTTGATGAATGCCGCAGCGTCGGCAGCGCCGTGACACGGGTTTTCCTGGATGATTGCAACCCAATCCCAGAAGGCTTCCTCGTTTGACCACATGCCCGCGAGCCTTGCCAGTTCTCCGCCCTTGCGGCGTTCGACCGGCGCGCTCACATGACCACCGTGTAGTGGATGCCGTGATGCATCAGCCAGTCACCTAGCGCGTGGCGCAAGTCCGAAAGCTTCGGCCACACAAACTCAACTTGAACACGACCATCGCTCAATACGTCGATCTGGCCGATCAGCGGACAGTCATCGAACGAGACGAGCTTTTCTTTCGTGACACTATCAACCCACTGGCGGCTCGACGCGGTCAACGTATCGGGCACGTCGGCGTAATGGATGTAGGCGTGTGCGCTCATTGCTTCACCGTTGGCATAAACGAGAGATCAATCGCCCACTCTCCGAAGATGCAGATCGTGTGAGCTCTCCGGCCGTGTTTCTTTTCCACCCATCCTCCGGGGTGCCGACGAATCACGAACGTTTCGACGATCTCGTCGATAACGGCGTCGGGTTCGCTGGGAGCGTCGACCCAAGGAATACAGATCAGGTCGAAGTCCCGGCCAACCGACCCATGCACCGCAAGGGCATAGCCATGCTTTCGCGCGATCTCAGCCAGCTCCGGATACAACGCCAAATAAGTCGGCGCATAGTTTGCTGCTTTCATGCCATCTCCCTCACGTCCCACTCCAGATCACCACTGGCGAGAAACGCTGCCAGCGTCTTTCGATGCGTGTTCACCCACACTTGCACGCGGATCGTCCCGTCTTCGTTGAAAAAGCCGGCCGACACGTGCCGCCTCAGGTCCTCAGGGATCTCGATGTCAGCCCAGATGTACCCGCGCCCCAGCGTCCCGCCTTTCCGGTCAAACGATTCGTGCACAGGCCCATAAAGGCGCGTGGCCTTGAACCAACTGCCGTGGTAGGTCGATTGCGCACGCCCCGCGACGCGGCGCAGCGACTTCAACGGAACATTCGCAAACAACTGCATTACGCTGCCTCCTGCATTTCCAGACCCATCTTTCTCGCGCGCCGCGGCTCCCATCGAGCCAGCGCATCATCAAACACCGCACATTTCTCTTCGAACCGCGCACCGCTGTTATCCAGCCAGTCGTGACACTTCGCGCAACCCGGCACCGTGAACCAGTGCTTCGCCTTGAGAGCGCCCGCCTTTCCATGTTTCGATTGGTTCGAGTGGCAATCCACCACCGTTGGGTCGTCCCAATCCGTCCATGGACATTTCACATTCAGGTAGCAGGGCTCGCCGCGGCAGGCAGCCAGATACTTCGAGCCCTCGGCGACCGTGACGCGCTTCTTCTTCGTCGTGATCGCCGCCTTGCGCATCAGCGTCTGGGTGTGAAACGTCGTCTTGAAGGCGGCCGTTTGTTTGCGCTTGAACCCGGTCCGCTTCATCGGCGTCTTTCCCGACAACATCACTCGCCCTTCGAAAATGCGGTGAGCGCAGAAACGAAGAACAGCGCGGCGGCGATCCAGCACGACGGCTCCGGGATGTGTGGGCCAGCCAATACCACCGCCATCAGAAGCATCAGGATTGAATTCTTCAAACTGCCCCCTTGGCCGAACGCTCGGCGACATCCATGTCAGTCACTTCGGCCGCAACCGAGTTTTCGCGCTTTTGAATCTCGCGATCGATGTACCAGCGAGCTTTCTTCAGGTCTTCGATTGCGTCGCGCTTCTCGTCGCAGCGCCAGATGTACTTCATAGCATTGCCGAGGTTGAACCCCATGTGTTCGACTACATCAATACATTCAATGCCGCTCGGATGAGCGTTGTAGTGCTTGGGGTGATCGACAGCGTCAGCCTTATTGACCAAGTGAGAAACGCCAGAAAGCTCGGTCCGACGCAGAGCGTCAACTGACTTGATTCCGCAAATTTCGCTCGGATCGCATTCGCGTGCACAGAACCCACCGGTGGCGGAGCAATACCTATTCGATGAGACGCTCATGCGGCCACCTGCATAACGAGGGTTGCGAACGGATCGAAGCGACCGCGGCGCACACGCATGCGAGCGGCGGACTCTTTCTGCGAGACGTGTGCGGGCTTCGGGTCAGGCCGCGTCGCATCCGGCGCGCTCCCCAGAGCCCAGCATGCCGCCGCATCCCCGAACGTAGCCTTGCGGACCCACCCGTCGATGCGGAACACCTTCGAATGGCCGGCGCGCAATACCTTGTGCACCTGTCGAATCGTGGCGCCGGTGATCTCGGCCAACTGATCCGCCCGAAGCGGCGACTCCTTCTCAAGCGCGGCGATGATGGCGGGTTGCACGAATGCATAACCCGTTCTCCCGGTGGTGCCACGCTTTCCGAGAATGCCTAGACGTTGGGCCTCCGATCGTGCCGCGTCATACCCGCGATCGGGCAGACGCTTCATTCCGACCTTGATCGACACGTTGCTCGCCCAGATCTCGCGCAGAATCTGCCGCTCCTGCTCACTCCATTCAACGTGAGTCGAAAGCTTGATCCCCAACTTCGAAGCCCGGGATTTGGCTGCGTTCCATTCACGATCCGGAAGGCGATGCATTTGCGAGAGCAATGTCACGCCGCGCTGGCTGACATCGCGAAGGATCGCGTCTTCGTGCTCACTCCATTTACGACCGCCCATTTACTTCACCTCCTTGATCGTGATGCCGCGCGCGGCCATCAAATGACGTTTGATGCGGTACCCCTCGGTGACGCGACCCTTCACGTCCTCGACGATGGTCTGTCCGCCCTGCTCGTAGACGAAGTCCGCGACGTAGCGCAGCGCCGGGCGCTTGCGGCCAGCGATTACCACCGGCTCAGCCAGGACGAACGGCACCTGCAACTCAAGTTCGCTGATCTCCCCGCGCACCTGCATCTGCACCAGTTCGTGCCAGCGCGCCATCTCCCGCTTGCTGTCGAACTTGATGCCGCTGCTTTCGCACTTCGTGTTGCGGTATTTCGCCGGCTTGGCTGGACCTGCGGGCTTCGTCAGGCGCGCAATTGCTTTCCCGAGCGGCGCCGGCTGGCCGATCTGCGCAGCGACAGCAGCAGAAGCTTTGACGCTCTCCGAGATGCCGTCGGCAATCTCGTCGAACGTGCTGTGCGGCGCATTGCCGGTGCGGCGCATTAGCTCGCGCTCGGCGAAGCTGCGGCCGACCGTCTTGTCTTCGCGCACGCGCGCGGTGCCGACGGTCTTCGTGCCTTCCGGGTAGCGCAGTGCGTTCGTGCGGTTGGTCATGCTCGCTCCTCGGTTTTTGCCAAATGCGCCCGCACGCGCGCCGCAATGGCGGGCACAACGTCTTCGTCCGTGAACGGGATCCCCAACTCCGTCGCCTTCGCCTTGATGCCGCTCGCCGACTTATCCCAATCGCCAGACGCCTTGCTGCCGTCCGGATTGCGCTTGATCGCCATGCGCCCCTTGACGTCGCCAAAGCCTTTCGGGCTGATCAGGTAATCGAAGCCCGCGTGCGGCGGCAGATCGACCTTGTCGCGCACAGCCGGGAAATACCGCTTCCATGCCTCCGGGTCGGCCGCCAACTTCGAGAGGAAGGCCCGGATTGCACCAGCGCGCGCTTCCGTGAAGGCAGCTTCATCGACTGAGCCGACACGCTCCCCGAGCGCCGCATTGAAGGCTCGGATCACGGCAAGTTCGGCGTCGTCGTACGCGGTCTGGTATTCGTCCATCCATCCGCCATCGTTCAGCCACGTGGCTGCGTGCGGAATGAACTGGGGCGTTTGCCACTGCTCCGACTTCATGGCCCGCTTCAGACCTGCCAACAGGTCGTTGAAAAGCTGCTCATCGGGGTTGAGTTT